CAGCCAAGCTGTCAGTTTGCCACTCGTGGTTTACAGCAGTAGCCTTAGTTTTGCCAATAGATGACATGATTGGTGTATCTGTTGGGCTGATGTTGTAGATAACATCTGTTAAATCTTCACGCTGACCAACTGCGTCATATTTTGTGTATGTTGCCATTTCTCTTTTCCTTTAAATAAATTTTTCAAATAATTTAGCAGCATCCTGTTTCTTGCCTGTTTGGCGGAGTTTCTGGAACTGCTTTTTAATTGCTTCTTGTTCTGATGTACCCTGTGGTTGAGCTGCACCAGCTTTTAAAGTCTTAGGAGCTTCTGTAACCTTCTTTGTAGCTACAGTCTTGCCCTTCATCAACTTCTCATACTGCATAGCCTTATAAAGCGTTTGGACTGCTCTAGCATCATAAACACTCGCAAGTTCTTCGTCTGTAAAACCAATTGATTTGGCATAAGTACGAATCTCTTTACGAGCTAAGTCTGCTTTAGCTTCATCTCTAAACTCAGGAATCCACTCCTTAAGTTTCTGCGCTTCACTAGCTAAATGGTTCTTAAGCTGTTCTTGCTGTTCAGATTGTTGCTGTTGTGCAATACGCTGTTTCTCAGCTTGAACTGCCTGTAGTTGCTTTTCTCTTTCTGCTCTCTCAGCGACCTTGATGGCATAGCCAATAGGGTCTGACTCCTTTAATTCAGCTAGATTCTCATTGTCAGGATTCTGATTGAGCATCTGCTCGATTACTTGAAGTCTTTGAGCATAGGTGTCACGCAACTGTTTAGCTTCTTCGATTCTCGCTTTCTCTGCTTCCACAGCTTTACGAGTTTCAGCCAAAGCCTGAGTTTTCTTTGTGTAATCTTTTGTGCGACTGTAACCTTGTTGAAGCTCCTCTAAGGTGACCTCAATTTCTTCATTGTCTACTTTGACTTTGAATCGCTGTGGTTCTTGGGCTACTTCTTCTTCAGCTTCAGTTTCTTCTGCATTTTCATCTGTGTAGTCCTCTGAGCTATCATCTGCTTCTGCTGAATACTCAACTTCTTCAGATTCTTGCTCTTGCTGGTCTACCTCTGGTTGAGCTTGCGCTTCCTCAGTAGGTGAGTCCATCAAAGACAAAAATGCACTAGCTGCTTCATTTACACTAACACTTCCGCTAGGATTGGTGTTTTCACTCATTGTATTTACCTTTTATGGTAGTTAAAAAATCTTCCATTTCTTAGCTTCAATCTGCTTATCATCAGCGATAGCTTGGATTGAGTTAAGAAGCTCCTCAATAGCCCTAAATTTGATTAAAGACTTCTCTCGAAAATCCACATCATCTTCAGAACTATTAAATATGTTGTTTTTATACAACATTTTTTGCTTTTCGACAAGTTCCATGAAAAACTCATCACTTAGTAAAACTCTTGCTCTTTCAGATTTGTTCATAGGACATTAGGGATATTGGCAGAAGGTGATAATTTAGCACCTAACTGCATAGCCTTCAACTGAGCTTCATACTCAAACTCTTGTTGTTTTATCGCCATAGTCTGTTCGAATTTATCTCTTTCTAATTGCATCTGAGCTGCAGCCTTCTCTCTAGCTAACTGGATTTCAGCCTGAGCTTTCATCTGGTCTGCTTGAATCTGAGCTTGAACTTGAGCCATCATAGCTTCAACCTGTGGATTACCCTGTTGAGCCATAGCCTGTTCTTCAGCCAATAACTGTTGTTCGGCTTCTGGAGTAACTTCCTTAAAGAACTCTGTAGAATCCTTAAATCCTGCAGTTTCAATAAATCTTCCGAGTGTATTTCGGTATTGAGCTGCAGAAACCAATGGGTTATTAACTCCAGAAGTCTTTAGGATTTCCTCTTGCTTTTGCAAGATAGCAGCAACCATAGCCATTTGCTCTTGCTTGCTACCAGTACCTAATCCAACATTAATCTCAATATCAAAGCCATTAACCCATTCTCTAGGGTCAATAGATACATAATTACCTCTTAATCGAATGATACGAGCTTTATCTTGATACTTGCATACTAACTGTAGGATTTTCTCGAAAAGGTCTTTAACACCTGTTTCTGCAAAGATACGAGCAATCATCTCAATCTTGCCAGCAGCAGCACTTTGAACCATTGATACAGCAGTAGCTGTTGAGTTTTGCAAGATGTTAGGGTCTAAACCTTGAGAAACATCACTAATACCAGTTCTCTTAGCTTGAACTTGGTCTAAATACTGTAGTAATGGGAATGACTGAGCTGCTGTTGGTGGAACTACCAAAGCATCCATAGCATTGATATTCTTAGTTCTCACTACTCCATTAGCTGTAACGGTTAGCAAGTCATCTAGGTTTACTTGACCCTCAACAACCTTCATGCGAGGGCTGTTTACCATGTACATATTGTCTAGAATCTGGCGAGTAACTGTAGACTTGATTAATTGCAAGTCTGTCGCTCTATCAGCCAATGATTGACCAAAGAACTTGTGTGGCATTGGAATAGGGCAGATTGAGCAGAATGGAACAAAGTCCACTTCCTCATTGTCTAGTATTTCTGAGCCAGCATAAGTAATCTTTCTTAACTCAGCAATTCCATCACCATCATAGTCAGTCTTGATGTAGCACTCCATAACCTCTACATCTTGCATAGACTCATCTAGGCTTGACTGCTCATCTGGCATCTCACCTCGGTCATAGCGAGCTACTCGCTCCTCAGAGAAAGTTAAGTCTGAGTATGTAGGTAGGGTTTCTACTGTCTTTTTGTCAAAGCCCATAGCAATCAATTCGCTACGAGTCACTAGCTTTCTGTGAGCCACGAAAGGCGCATCAGCAATAGTGCGAGCTTTCTTAGAGATTAAGAACTCCTCTGGTGGGACATTCTCAACAATGACTTTGCCATTCTTCTTAGTGCGCTTTAACTTGACGCTGTATGAATATACAGGTGGAATAGGCATACCTGTCATTTCATCAATGCTTGCAGGAGCTACTTCTTCCATGTCTTGACTAACCACTTCTACCTCTTGGTCAGCAAGAATCATGGTTAATTCTTCTTCGTTTAAACCTTGATACTTCTCTTTAGTAACATCAACCTGCTCATCCCAATAAACCTTGATGATGCCATTCTTCTGCAATAAAGCATCTTTGAACCAGTTATGGAATAGGATTGTGCCTTGGTTATCTCTGTTAATGACCCAGTTAATATACTCAGTAGCCTGTTTAGCCTTCTGCTCATCACCTGCTTGTTTAGGCTCAAAGCGAACCATCTCGTCTGATGCTGTAAAGATACGCAATAATTGTGGCAATGCACCATCAACAACTTCTGCTACTTCACCAGTAACGATAGAGCTACGACCTTCTACCTCGTTACCATAAGGCTCACGATTATAGTATTCAAGAGCTTTTCTACGAGCATCAGTAGTTTCTGTTTCAATGAAGCCGAGAGCATTTTCAATCTCTGCATCAAGAATACCTTTTAATTGATTAATGTCCATTTATACAATCCACTTGTTATTAATTCTGAGCGACCTATTCCACTCATTAGGTTTTTCATCTAATCCTACAGCAACATATCTCCAAGCATCTGCAGCATGAGAGTGTTGGTCGTGTAAGGGCTTATCGCTAAACATCTTAGTATCTGGGTCTACAGCATATCTATAGTGCCTTAAAGCCTGTAAACCTTCAGCACATCTATTTTGGTCAAAGTAGCATCTATTCATCAGCATACGAGCAGAGTTTATACCATCAGAAATAGATAACTTAGGAGTAATCCTAACAGGTAATCCCATTCCTTCAATAATCTCTTTTGTGCTACGACCTGTCATATTTTTATGTTCTGCATCATGTGGAAGCCAATGGTCACGATATGTATAACCTTTATTCTGAAGCACTTGCACATAATGGTCAATCGTCTTTTGACAGTTTTGATAAAAGTCTATAACTCTTACCTCTCCACCTGATACTGTTTGAACAAACCAAATAGATGTCATGTCAGACCATCCTAAGTCCCAGAATGTTGAAACAGGGATAGATGTATCAACATGAATATCTTTAATCCTTGTTTCTTCCTGTGCTTTTCTTAGCTCATTAGCATAAACAGCACCATCTAGAACTTGTCTTGTATTGCCTTCCCAAACATTCAGATAAGCATCAATATCTCTAGCCTTTAAATCTTCCATCTCATCTCTTAGGACTTGAGGAAACCAAGGATTGTCAGACCAGTTTACTTTGACTACTTTTGCATTACTTGGTGGAACAACTACAAACCGCTTATATGTTTCGTCTGTATCAAGCTCAGGATTGAATGTTACCCATATCTCAGAGCCTTCTTTACGAATAGTTGGAATCAATACATCCCAGCTAGACTTAGAAGTAGTTTGTGCTTCTTCTACCCAACAAATGTCTACACCCTCAAAAGACTTAATCTTTGTGACATTGTGCTTTAAACCTGCAAATAAGAACTCTGAGCCATTTCTTCCATAAATTGCTGTGTTCTGCACTTCATAAAAAGACTCTAAGTTGAGCTTTCTAATCTGGTCTGCTAATAAAGCATGAACAGAATCGCTAATTGAGTTCTGAAATTCTCGAGCGCATAGTATTCTTAATGGATTTTGAGCGCCTAAAGCTAATAAAGCTATAGCAGCTCCCCAAGACTTTCCAGAACCTCGACCACCATAAGCAACTTTATATCTATGCTTTTCAAATAGAAATTCTAGCTTTTCAGGAATCTCTAAATTAAGTTCGCTCATTAGCTTTTCTTAAATTGATATTAATAGCTGTTACAGTTTCAATAGCTCCACCATCCAAGCCAGACATCTCTGTAACTTGAATAGCTTTTCCGTCTACCCTATCCATGATTTCTTTAACAGCCCAAGGCTCTCCTTCTTGAGCAGCCTCTACTAGCTTTCTAGCAATCATTCTTAGTTTGATTGCATCTTCTTGAACTAACTCTTTCCTTAACTGGTCAAAGAATAGTCTGCCCTTCTTGGCATTTTGATTGTTTGGTTGTCCACCTTTCGAACCATTCGATTCGATTGGTAAATTGTTGTTTTCGCTACTGTTTTCCATTCCAATCCATTAGGGTGTTGGTTGATGATGTTGCAAGAATACAACAGTTATTTATTTGATGCAATGGTAAAATAAAAGCTCATAGGTTTATTAGGAGCTATCATGAAATCAATTACTTTAAAACAAACTTCTCAATCTGGATTTGATATTGAATATAGTCCAGAACTTATTAAAGCGCCTGAAGATGAATTTGTAGCCTTTTTAGAGGATTCTATTCGCTTACTTCAATCTCAGCTTTTATCAGTCCAAGAGTCCTAGTTTTCTTTGTGCATCCAAATACTTGTAATAGTTTTCTATTACTGCATCATCAATCATTTCAGAAACACCAGCTTTTCGCTTTTCTAATGCACCTAAAGCCATGTTTCTAATACTACCCTTTTT